TCTATCATAAGAATATTTTTTTATAGAATACATATAATATTATATAATATTTTCTTTCTCTAATTTCTTTTTTAATCTTCTTTCTTTATCATATGCTTTTTTTTTATCTGCATTTTTTAATGCATATTCTTTTTTATATTGTGCAATTCTTTCTTTATTATTATTTGCATATTCTTTTTGATATTGTATAAGTTCAGTGGAATATTTTTTATAATATTCTTTGTTATAATTAGCTTGTTTATCTTTGTTAATAATATTATAATTTTCTGCATAATCCTTTAAATATTCTTTATTATTTTCATGCCATTTATTATGATATTCTTTATATTCCTCTTTTGTAGTAATTGCTTTTAAAGTGTTTAAATTTGCATTTAAATTTTCCATCCAAAACCTTTCCCTTGTTCTCGCTTCATTTCCATCATTGCATTCATATTTTTCAATCTCTAACATTTCAAAAGCTTCCCATCCTCCATTTTCACGAATATTTTTATAAATTTTTGCATTATGATGTTTATTTTTTTCATTATAACACGCACTTTTATGACCTGTTTTTCGTCTTATAAAATCTGTTGTAGAGCCTACATAAATAAAATTTAAATTTAAATCTTTTGATACTATTTTATAAATAATTGTTCTTGAATAATCAACTGATTTTAAGGGCATTATATATTATAATATATCATTTTGTTTTTAAATATAAAATGTCTTATATCTTGTCTGTGATATCAATCGGTGTTCTCTTGGACGGGTCGCTACTTCTAAAAAAATGTTTCAAATAAAATTCATTTTTTTTAAAGTCATGTGTTTTATCAAGGTCATTAAACATCATTATAAAATGGTCTCCATCATATACTAAATCCCCTGTCGCCATTCTTTCATTATTAATTGCATATAAAAATGCCATACAATACCAACCACACACTTCACTCATAAGGCTTTGTATATCAACCTCATTATAAATTAATTTTAAATCTGGATTAAATCTATGAATAAAACGTTTTACTACTTCTGGCGGTGCTATGCCAAAACTATCAAAATAATAACATCCTTTTTCATTACATTGAAATGCTGTCCAATGTGTACCTTGGTCTCGTTCTCCTGTTTGTGGATTAAATTCATCCTGAAGATTAATAATATATCCTTTATTAAGTTGAAGTTTATGACGTTCTAAACGATCTTTAAAATCACAAAATACAAGCGGAATATCCATTCTTTTACTTACTTCTTCTATCTGTCTATTAGTCAACATTTATAATAATATATTATTATATAATATTATAATTTTTAAACCGTGTTTAATAAATTAATTTAAAATCCTTCATCTAAAATCTTTTTAATAAGTTTTTGTTTTTCCCTATAAAGTTTTTGGTAATTTAAATCGCGTTCTTTATTTTCTTGATAATTTTTTTTCCTTTTATTATTTGCGTAATCTTTATTATTTATGTAATATTTAGCACTGTTATTTTTAATTGTTTCTTTTCTTTCATCATCAGTTAGCAATGGTTTATTAGTGTTTAAATCAGGTAATAGTAAATCATAAAAATGACGTTCATGTTGTCTTGCTTCTAAAGTGTTAATGCATTTATATGTTTCAATTTCTTCTATAATAAAATTTTCAAAACCTCCATTATTCCTAATATGTACATATAGACGACTATTATAATTTTTACTTAATGGATTTTTACAGTTAGACTTATGAAGCCTTGAACGGTTTTTTAAATTTTTTGTACTACCTACATAAACATTGTCTGTTGCGTTTTTTGAAAAGATTTTATAAATAATTATGTTCATATTTTCCTTATATATATCTATAACAATATTTTATTTTTTAAATTTAAACTAAATTAAATAGTTTAAATAAAATTTCGCATATCAAGGGGTTCTGATAAGTTCCTCCTATATTTCCATTCATCTGTTGCTTCTTTATCAATAACAAAAGCGTCAAGTTTATCTTCTGTTGCATAATTAAATGCATTAAGAAAAGTTTTTATTGGTAAGTCATGTGAAAACTCAGTAAGAATTTTTTTTTTATCACGTTCATTATCTATTTTAAGTATGACCAATAAAGTGCTATTATCTCTTATTATTTTTGGTATTAAATAAAATTTTTGTGATAAATATAAAACTGACACATTTTTTTTACGACCCATAATGAAATAATTTGAAATATTATCTTGGTCTTTATCAGTGACTAAATCATCAATAATTAAAATATGATTTTTTTCTTTATCATATAAATGAAGTTTTGGAAGATTATTCATCCCTTCTAAAATTTGTATATCTTCACATACTTCTCTTAAATAAGAATAAAGGGGCTCATCACTATTTTTAGTGACAATTGTACATGTTGCAAACGTACCTTTACCATCGCAAAATTGCTGTAAAAGATTAAGGACAAAATTCGTCTTACCACCTCCTGACGCTGCTTGAACTATACCTCTAAAAGGAATTTTTAATTTATGCTTATCAAAGTTAGGATTAGACACCTCATTTAATAATCTTTTAGGGATTTTTTCATAAAAATTAATTATTGAACTCTTCTTCTTTTCATTCATATTATAATATATCTTAACAAAATAAAAAAATAATAATATTTATATGATTTATAAATATGTTAAAGAGTAGAAGTAATAAAGTAAGCGATGGAACACATGGACATCATATTCCTGCACCAATACATCATAAAACATTTAATAAAAATCATTTCATTCAAACTCGAAATTCATTAAATCCCAATAGTATAAGCATAACATTACCATCTGCTTTATCTGTTTCAAGATATAGACCACTAAGTAATAAAACCGCTTTTTAGGTATTTTTTTTTAATTAAAATATATTATTATATTAATATAATATTATAAATGTCTCATCAACCGGCTCCGATTCCTTCAAGTATTTTTAACAGTAATAATTTCACCGCAACAGATGCAACAACAGGTGGAACTCCTATTCCCACACCTGGAAATTATGTAGAATTTCCTACCGCACAAGGTGCTAATACATTAATAAGTACAATAATAAATAATTCTTTAACAGTTGGTGGCATATCAACTTTTAACGGAATTGTAAATTTAAATAATACTGTGACCGCCAATGCTTTAATAACAGGTACAATAACAAATGCACAAAACGCCACTAATGCGACTAATGCAACCAATGCAACAAATTCAACAAATGCACAAAACGCCACTAATGCGACTAATGCAACCAATGCAACAAATTCAACAAATTCAACAATAACAACTGGCGGAAGTGGTAATTTATATTTAACAATGGTTGATGGAAATGTTAGTGGTGGCAACTACCCTCTATTAGTAAATCAACCAACATATAACCAAGCATCAACAGTTTTAACTGCTCCTATTATTGACGGAAGCTCATATATCACATCTCCTTTACTCATCACGACTCCAAATGGATCAGTGCGTATAGCATCAACTACTGGTCAATATTCATATTTTCAACAATCATCCGTTGGGGGCGGATATGATCTAAATTTAATCATGCCTCCTAATAATTCGCATCTCAATATATTTGGTGGTGGTGTTGGGACTTTACCTACATCATCTACTCTTTCTGGTTTAAGTATTGGTTGGGATACTGTGACGTCTTCTGGTGCAAGTGATTTTATTAATTATGCTCAGGGTGGTGATGGGGGACATAATTTTTGGACTCTTAATTCTTTAACAAATCCAGTATTAATCGGTTCTATACCAAGATTTCAACCGCCATTGAATGATGTATCTGTAAATCTGGCCACGACAAAATGGGTAAGTGATTATGTGGCCTCACAACCCGTCGGATTAACTCTTGCTCAGGTTCATAGTTCTACACTACCTTTTACGACTCAACAAACTTTTAATAGTGGTTTAATCACTCAAAATATAAATGCTACGGATTTAAACATAACCGCCAACTCAATAACATTAAACTCAACAATATTAATGAAATTTAACACATATATACCATCTACTGCTGGAATAAATTTCGGTGATAATTTCACTGGAACAACTACAAAAGGAAATACTTTTTTAAGTCAAGGAAGCGGTAGATTCCAAATATATAATGTTTCTAATTCAACTTTAACAGGACAACCAACGGACATTCTAATTTATTCAAAACAGGCCTTCGGCGATCCTACGCCTTCAACAATAACCCTCCAAACAGGAACAACCCCTGATATGATAATTAATAAAAATTTAATAACAGTTTCAACACAGTCTAATTTTACTTTAAATCCCACTACATCTGCAACTGCTACCACCCCGACTCAAATTCCAAATTTACAACAAATTCAAAGTTTAATTAGTGGTGGCACTTCTGGCTCTGCTCTTTTATCCGGTGCTAACACATTTACTGCTCAAAACGTTTTTAATAACTTCGCCCCTCAATCCTCCGTCGCTCCAACAGTTAATACTAGTTTAGTTAATTTACAATATTTAAATACACAATTAACAAATTTAAGGAATCTTATACCATTAAAAGCCACATCAAATATAGGTGTTGTAAGCGGTGATTTTTCTTATAGTTTAGCGGTGAATTCATGGACGAATTATTTAATAGACGATTTTATAACGATTAGGTATAATTTAAGTAATAATTTTACGGCTTCAGATTCTCCTATAATACCATCATCATATTGTGCTAATTCTTGGGGTTTCTGTGATATCTACCCCTTTAGATTGGGTTTTGGTGTAGGTGCTCCTTTTATAAATGCTACAAATTTTTCTGTTTTAAATAATAGCTTTAATGGAAGTACTGCTTATAATTTAACAACTCCTTCTCTGCCGAGGGGAAGGTGGTTTTGGGTATATGATAACAATAATTTAACATCAAGTCCTTCATTTGGTTCTAATGGTTTTTATTTATATATTCAATCAATCACAAGTCAATTATTAACGATTGGGATGCTTTTACCGGCACCTGTTCTTGGTGGCTCATATACATCATCTTTTAACATTGAGTTAAT